CGATTGTCCTTTCTGTGGTTCAGCTAAGGCTCTACTTGACAAAGTTGGACAGGGTTACACAGAATACAACGTACAATATGATAGTTCTAAATGGACCTTGACACTACTAAAGAGTTCACGTATCAAAACTGTACCACAAATATTCTCATCAGACGGTTCACTCATTGGTGGTTACTCAGATCTTAGAGTGTTCTTAGACCCTACAGTTACGGAAGGAAAAATATAATGGCAATGATTAAGAGACCATTCAGCAGAGCATTGTACGAAGCATATGATGGTAAAGCTAAAGACAGACTAGCAGAGTACTTAGAGAGTGTAGGGCATACCATCGTCAGTACTAAGGAAGACTTCAATGTAGATGTTGTATCACAGAAGGGTGACTACACATACTTCAATGAGGCTGAGGTTAAGACAGGATGGAAGGGTGATTGGAATCCATCATGGGCTGAGATAAGATTACCTGAACGTAAGGGTAGGCTTGTCAACATGTACAAAGAGAAGGGTGTGCTTAACTTCTACATCTTCAGGGCTGACATGCAGCAAGCATGGAGAATCAAGGATACTCTGCTTACACAAGAGGGCTTGAAGGAAGCTAGAGGTAGGTACATTGTCAAGGGTGAGAAGTTCTTTCACATACCTTACAAAGATGCTGAACTCATTGACTTTCAGAAGGAATCTGTATGATGGCTAAGTGGAACTTAGAAGCTGTTCAGGATGAAATTCAAGAAGATGTTGTCAACCAACCACCACACTACGATAATGGTAGAATAGAATGCATAGAATATATGAGAGACAACATGGATAACATGATGTTCATGGGATACCTTGAGGGTAACTGTAAGAAATACCTGCATAGATACAGATACAAACAGAAACCTGTAGAAGATCTACGTAAAGCTAGATGGTACTTGGATAGATTAATAAAGGAAATGGAAGGTGGATAGTGTTTACGCCCATTATATTGATGTGTTACTTGGAAACAACAACTTGTTTAACTTCAACTGACCATACATTTTATGATAGTATGGAAGAATGTGAGTACAGTCTAAGGATTGGTGTCACAGAGTTACTTAAAGTTAAGGACTGGAATATAAAAGCATTCCAATGTTTAAGCTGGTACATAGATACATAAAAGTAAAGCCCCTTAGATTTTTCCTTGGGGCTTTCTTTATTTCTTCTTTCGTTTCTTACCTGAAGCTGTTGTTGACCACTTGACCTTCTTGGGGCCTGTCTTCTTGGCAGCTTCCTTCTTGCTTATCTTACCTGCTACACTCTTGGGTCTACAAGCTGGATAAGGACGTTTACTATTCTTAGCACTCTTACGTCCACATGGTTTACCAGTTTTGACATCTATCCACTGTTCAGCAAACCACTTACCTAGACCTTCCTTAGCCATTACTTCTTAGCTTTCTTTTTTGATGTAGCACTCAGGTCTTTAAGGTGATACAAACGTTTACTGGTTTTACCGTGTGTCTTACCTGAATGCATCTGACCATTTGGCATCTTGTGCATACCACCTTTATACTCTGTACCATCTCTTAAATAATGTTTAACACCCTTAGCCATTAGTTCTTCCTTACCTTGTTTGCAGTAGTACCCTTGTACTTACCACCTTTTTTCTTGTACTCACGAGTGAGCCAAGCTGATGCATAAGCACTAGGCCAAACCTTGAATTTACGTTTAGCTTCAGTCTTTACACGACTATACAATGCTTTGTTTGTAGGAGTAGGAGATGCCATTACCACTTCACCTTGTTTGCCCAGTAAGCAGCACTCATCTTACCTTTTTTAATGTTTTTGGCATGCCGTGCTTTGAATGCCTTGTTCCTAGCTGTTCCATCAGGGCTACCTTTGACACCCTTCTGTCCGAACCTTATGATTTTCTCCTTACCATTAGCACATGCTTTGACAACATGAGACTTTGTCTTGTGTCCAGATGTAGCTTTAGGAGAGTTACACTTCATCTTTGCTTTGTTAAGGTTACTTGCCATAATATTCTTTCATTACTTTAATGGATTGTCAACTAGGGAATCATATGCTTTCCAGATGTCATCTATTTCCGTTTGGTATTTGTCAAGCTTATCACCCAAACTATCAGTGATCCCAGACGATCTCTCAACTTGACTACGTAAGTCAAGCAACTCTTTCTGTTGTTCCAAGATTGTTTGCATCTGTGTACTAACTGTAGCCAACCTTGTGTTAAGTCCTCTAACGTCATTGTCTTGTACCGCCTGTTCTAGTGTTTGAATACGTGAGCTAAGTTCAGTTGCCTTGCTGTTAAATGTAGCTGACTTAGAAACAACAGTCTTTATACCTGATTCAACATCATAGAATCTTTGCAATGTGTCATATCCGTAATAGATACCACCACTAAGAGATCCTAGTATGGGCAGGGCGGCAGCTATGTACCACCCCTTGAATGTAAACCCACCTACTTTTACTTCTGCATCTTCTATCATGGTTGTGTATCACTGTTAGCCAATGAACCGTGCTGTATTATGTACGTAGCTGCACCATAAATATCATCAGCATCCTTCATGTCATCTGTTAGATAACCATTCCAACCTGTAGCATTACCGTAATTATCCCATGTAATGACAAACTCGTCAATGCTTTGTGTGTATGTTAGTGCTGAGTAGTTACCTATGACAATGTTATTCTGTGATGCATAACTGTCAATACTTACTGTTAAGCTTTCGTTGTTAGCAGCAGCCATGAATGCACCAGCTTGTTGAGCATACCCTTCAACAGAATCTAATGCTTGGTTGTATGTTGCTACCTCTTGTGAATCTATAGAGTACTGATCTGTATCTAACATACCCTGTAGTGCTACCTGCTCAGGTGCTGTGTCAGCTTCCATTGCAACTTCAGCAACAGATGTAGCTGTCATAAGAACACCTGTAGCATCTACTAGTGTATCAACAGCTAAGGTTAAGTTATTCATAGCAGCCACATGTTCCTGTACAAACAGTTGTTCAGCTGTCTGTGCTGTAGCATAATCATGTTGCATCACTTGATCTACAGCATCTAGGTAAGCTTCAAGCATTGAGTTAGAGATGTGACCATCGTCCATTGAGCCATCTACAATGACACCACCATATGCAGCATAACCTGTAGCACCTATACCTAACTGGATAGACAATGATAACCTGTTATCTATAACATCAATACTGTCAACTAGAGCCTGAAGTTTTTCTTCACCTGTTAGTGCGTTTGCTTGTCCTGAAACGGTCACTAAGACTGAGCTTGCTAGTAGTATCTTCTTTACTTGATTCTTCATTTGATTCTAATTCCTCTCCTACCTTCAACAAGGTGTCCCAAAATAATTTATTATCTTTATACCCTACCACAAAAACGGAAGGGTTCTCTCTATACTTTAGCAATGCACTCTTTCCCATGAGTAGTTTACCAGTGCTAAAATCATTTACAGGGCATGGTGTGTTAGCTAAAACCATTGCCTTGAATACTGCTGGATCATCACAGAGAATACTTATCCCTGAGACCTGTAAACCTAAACCACCTACCTGCTGTGGTGCTCCTATAAGACGAGCATTCTTTCGTCTGTTACAAGAGTGATCTTGCTCCATTACACCTTGAGATATACCTATGATACTTAACTGTATACCTACAGAACTTGGCATCAAACATGAGTCGTTACCACCAGCACCCATAACTGTAGGGGCTATTGATGACATGACAGGAGATGCTTGACCTGCACCTGATGCATTGTAGTTGTTAGTGGTACTCTTTTCTGAGTTGTTACTGTCTACTGTGCTGTCTTGATAGTTGTTAGAGAAGTCACCTGTAACATCATTGGCTAGTACACTGCTCACCAAGAACATCTTCAAGACTAGGGTCTTCACACATAAGTTTAATAGCAGCTTCAGCTTGACCGATAAGGGATAGTGTTTGTGCATTTAAATTTCTTTGACATGTTGGTTCATTGTTAGGACACACAGAAGGATACTCAAGTACTGTAGAGGTACAGCCAACTAATAAAGCTGACAGTACCAACACCCTGCTAATCCTTCGCATTCATCTTTTCCATCATTATTCTTATAGACTTAATGTTCTCATCTATACGAGCTAGAGTTAGAGCCTGGCCTTGCACTACTGTCTCTAGTCTTTCTATACGTACCTCTTGTCTGAGTATCTCTCTGGTGTTATTCTTTACACTGTTATCTAGTGATGACACATACCAAACAAGGGCTATGGTTTGACACACTATAGCTAAGACTAGTGTGATAGGTACGGACTTAGAGAGATGCCACTCTGTATCTTTGTTTATCATTTTGTAAATCCAGCTCCGAAGTATAGGCCAACTATAGCTGACACAATGTGAGTATCCAATGGTGTTATGACAAAACCAGATGCAGCTTGCCATCTTACAGTTTCGTTAC